GGAGGAAACTCAGCGTATCGTTCTCAAGTCGCATCATGCTTCAACTGATTTCAATCCCGACATTGATTTTGTCGGCACTCGTCCTCTGTGCCTCGCTATTGGGCACCTAGGGACTCAGCACAAATAGCTTGACAAGCCACAAGAACGTGTGGCAATCTACAATCGGTTTCTATATCTTCCCAATCCCTTATGAAGCGTTTCATCGCCTCAGCGACCGCAGCAGTCGCATTCTTGGCTTCTACGCCAGCCTTTGCTGCCGACATCATCACGGTCGATTCGTGGACCAACACGACCGATCGCTACATCTCCGGCCAGCTTGAGTCCCGCCTGCAGGAACTCGGCACGAACGCCCAATCGGGCATCTTCAATCAGATCGTTCGCGATCGACTCGAAGCGGGCATTCAGCTCCACTGTGCTCGTACGTTGGATGCCCGCAAGGCTCCGGCGAACGAGAAGTGCGGTTCCGCCACGTCCTACGTGTCGATCCGTCCGTCTCGAAACTAAGGTTCAAACCGCCCTAATCAGGCGAATGACCACGTTTTGATTTAGCCAAAGACCACGTCCCTGCAAGAGACGTGGTTTTTTGATGTGCTAGAGTCGTTCTCATGGAGAAACCCAGAGACGATGAACCGGAGGCAGAGGAGCCAAAGAAGGAAGCAAAGAAGTCTGAGCCTGTGAAGGATGCTGCCAAGGCCGAGATCGAAGAGCCCGTCGAGGAGAAGCCCGCAGAAGCTCCAAAGCCTCCAGAGGCACCGAAGCTGCCGAAGCCGGAAGAAAAGCAAGAGAAGAAGGAACCGAAACCTAAGCCCGAACCAAAGCATGAAAAGGAACCGAAGGTCGATAAGCCGAAGCCTGCAAAGAAGGATAGGAAGGCCGGAAAGCCTGGCTCTTGGAAGATGCCGAAGAAGAAGGAATCCAGCGGTCCTGGGAAGATGATTCTGAATGGATTAGGAAATGTCTTCGGTGGGCTGGCTGCCGTCCCTGCGTTGAGTCTAGGAGCGTTCGCAGGAATCGCCGCTGCGTCGAGAGGAGCGATGATCAAGGTTCTTGGTCGTTAAAAACCCCCAATGCACGAATGCACTGAGGGCAGCACTCATCATGAGTGCGGAGCAGCTACTTCAAGCCGGCGTCGATCGGACGTCGATGACGTCTTGATGTTGCCGTTCAGGAGGGGCAAGAAGACGCTGAAGACTGATCGTCTGCATTGCCGCTTCCTGCGGATTGCTCTTCTGCCTTTCCTTGAAGATCTCCGTGAAACAGTTCAGGAGGGAAAAGCCCGTACGTGGACGGAACTCAGGATGGCGAGGGTTCCGCCACTCTTTGATGACGTCGGGCAACAGTCTCGATGAGACTATTCCCGTTTCGAACGATCGAAGAAGGAGAGATTCCGCTTCCTGCGATCCCAACTCCCAGCTTTGCAGCTGGGTGATCCGTTGTTGTGCGGCAATCTGATACTCGTGCAAACCGAGGACGGCCTTGGAAACCGCTTCATTGAATCTCACCTCCCCGAAGCGGGTGTGCCGTCTGGCAATCACAATCTCCGAGCTGAAGGAAAGGTTGTCGCACACGAAGACGCGGGAACCACACACGAGTCCAATTGGGAAGCTCTTGTCCGTGGAGTTGCGAACTCCGACGGCAAGACATGCCTCGTTGGTCAGTCGATTCTTCAGCGTAAGAGTGCCAAAGAACCTTTGATCATCGCGTGCAACCGAGAGTTGCATCTTCTCGATGCCGAAGCCGGCACCCTCCAAGGTCTCGCACACACGGTCCAGAACGACCGAGTGCTTCACGGGATACCAAGTCTCCGTTGGCGGTGGAGCGGGAATCAGCGAGAGCTTGTCGCGATCGACTTCTACTGCTCCGCGGTGATTCATGAGCGTTGCCTGAATCATCTCAAGCCTCCGTTGTGAAGGAACTGCTACGTGACTGAACAACGTGCTCAGTCGGCAGGAGCGTAGACCTGTTCCACGGAGGTGCGCAACACTCGTATCGGCACTCATGCATCCGATCAAGTGAATTGCACAACCAACACAAAGTCAGCGTCGGCTATGCAGGAAACACTCGATTTCATCACTACCGACGCAAAGATTCCGTCGGTTATCGAAATGAAGAAATGTGCATTGAAGCGGCGAACCACACGTGCTTAGAGTGCATCCACGATGTCAGTCGAACATCGGGTTCGACAAAGAAGTGAAACCAATGGAGACGCAACGATGAGACTGCTGTGCGTGGGTGTTCTTTTGCTCTGCTCCTCGGCGAGCGGAGCTGTGCTTCAAGGCCCAGTGGTGAATCCGTCGAACGGCCACACGTACTATCTGCTCGCTCCGTATGAGACGGGCGTCAATTCGTTTGATGCGATTCGGGCAGAGGCCGCGGGACTCGGCGGTGACCTGACGTCCATTCAGGATGCGATGGAGGACGCGTGGGTCTTCTCGACGTTTGGCCCGACCGCTTTGGCTTCTGATCCGTCGAGTGGGTTCAAGTCGCTTCTGATCGGATACACGGATCGCGATCCTCCTGGATTCGTGTGGACTGACGGATCGTCCTCAACCTACACGAACTGGTACGCGTCTGAACCGAATGGAACCGTTGGCGACGGCGAGGATTACACGGGCATCTTGCTCACATTCGATCCGGCCGGCTTGTGGCACGACATCCGGTTCGAATCGGGCGACATCGTGTACGGCGTGGTCGAGGTCGTGCCCGAGCCGTCAACCTGGGTGTTGGGGGTGATCGGCCTGGGCATCGTCGCACTTTGGCGGCGGAAGTAAGAACCACGGACGTCGCAGAGCCAGGCCCGGTAAAGCCCTTCGTTACGAAAGTGACGGGGGGCTTTTTTCTTGTCCTCAATTCTAGGTGCGAAGCCACGAGCCAGATGACATCATTGACCACGACCGGCAATCAATGAACTCCAATGGGCCAAGCATCGATCGCACAGCGGCCCCTCGTGCCATGCGGCCGGAGCAACGGATTCCTTCCGTCCTTCACGTCGTAGGAGAATATCTATGGCCATTCGCGAAGTCGTCTGGAAGGACTCGTGCATTTTCCGCTTACATTTCTTACAGTTTGTCATTGCTCCTCCGAGATTCTCGACCTACAAACTATTCTCCAGCATAGTTGGGATTAACAGCGTGCCAATGTCCTTGCGGGATTGTCGAAAACTCATGGGCTTTTTCTGGGAAATAGCATGCAACGATATGTGATCGAGTACGTGGACGCAGACGGCAACGCGTGTGCGGCCTACATTGACGACAAGAAGAATGCCGAGCTGTTTTGGGGGACGTTGCACGGCAAGGGCCTGACGTTCTATCGAGAGGAGATCGTGATAGACAAACCGGACTATATGGTGTTTCGCCGTGTGGAGACGTACCATCCGTGATAGTATCCCGCCATGGCGAAAGGCAAACATCCGGGCGGGAGACCCACCGTAATGACACGAGAGGTCCTCGATAAACTTGAAGAGGCGTTCTCCCTTGGATGCAGCGATACCGAAGCGTGTCTCTACGCGGATATTTCTCCTGCAACGCTCTACAACTACCAAAACGACAATCCTGAGTTTGTGGAGCGAAAAGAGGCACTGAAGGAGCGGCCCGTTCTTATGGCTCGTGCTGTGGTCGTAGATAGCCTTAAGAGAAAGGACAAGGAAACGGCTCGATGGTATCTCGAACGTCGACGCAAAAAGGAATTCTCAGCTCGTACCGAGCACACCGGTGAGGATGGCGGGGCAATCGTCCTCGATCATCTTTCTGAAGCCGCGAATCGAGCCAAGAAGTATGCGGAACACAAAGAGCAGGCGTAGACTCGCCGTGTGCGGTTCACGTATGAGGATTGGCTCGCTGACCTAGAGCAGGTTCCAGCATCCGAACGAGCGGAGTTCATCCGTCTCTCACTTCGCAGCAAATCTATGCTGCACGTTTTCGGAAGGTACTTCTTCCCCGAAGAAATTCCGCAGGGCGAAGACCTGGCAGGCGTTCATTACGACCTGATCCGGGATTTCTCCAGCCCGAAGAACACGGTCGAGATCGTTCCGCGAGGCCACGCTAAGACTACGTGGGCACGTATCGACGTTCTGCACGACGTCGTGTACCAGCACGAAGCCTTTATCGTCTTCTGCGGTCCGACGATGACGGATGCAGGTGCATCACTCGGGTATGTGAAGACCCAGCTCGAAAACAATCCGCTCCTGCATGACGTGTACGGATACATGGTGCCGCCGTTCGATCCGCGTCATCGCGTGAAGTGGACGGATACGCACTTCGAAGCGAACGGCATCATTGTGATGGCTCGCGGTGCAGGAAAAGGCCGCGGTCTCAACATTCGCGGAAAACGTCCGACGAAGATCATCATCGACGACATTGAGGATCAGGAGAAGGTAAAGGTCCAGCTTCAACGCGAGAAGCTTGAGCAATGGGTGACGAAGGTGCTGATACCGGCACTCGATCCCAAACGCGGCAAGCTCAAGATGCTCGGGACGGTGCTGCACTACGATTGCTTGCTCCTCAAGATGTACGCCAAGTATGGCGGGGTTCGCCGGGCGGCATTGGAAGATAACGAAGGAAAGCCATCGCTTGATGGCTCTCCGATCTGGCCGTCACGCTTCAGCAAGGAAAAGCTCCGAAGCATCCTTGAGGATATCGGGACGTTCGCCTTTGCTCAGGAGTACCTAAACGATCCGATGACGGACGAGAATGCCGACGTGAAGCTGAAATGGATTCAGCGGATTGGAGACATTCGCCTCGTCGATGAGCAAGATAAGCCGCTGTGGAGGGTGTACTCGGTGCTCGATCCTGCCGTTTCGGAAAAGCAAACAGCCGATGAATCGGCAATTTGCACGGTTGCGGCGAAGATCAAGACGCATGCGGATCAGGACTTGGAGATCGTCGTGCTCGGGATTGAACATGGGAATTGGGGCATTACGCGGAGCGTTCAAAAAGCGAACCAGGTGCACACGCGATACAAGCACGAGAAGTTCGGATGTGAGAACGTCGCATTTCAGGAAGGGCTACGCCAGGTGCTGAACGAGAACAGCGTGCCGGCCGTGGCGGTGAACCCGAAGTCGAAGGACAAACGCAGCCGCCTCCTAAACATCGTAGGGCTCATCGAATTCGGAAAGATCAAGTTTATGGATCGCGTGTGCGAGGATCTCATTACGCAGTTGGTGCAGTTCCCGAATGCGGATCGCGATGACATGGTCGATGCATTCGTGTACGCCGTGGAGATGGCTCGCGGGTCCGGTGGTGGATTCATGGCGGTGCGTGTATGATTTTTCCGTACCCCTCGCTGATTGCTCGTCCGAATTCCTTTCACTGACGTCAAGATCGCTGTCGGACTCACGGCAGAAGGATCACGATCCCGTGGATTTCTCACAGGCCGTGCTGCGGCGAATCCTGAACGGGATTTGTCGGGATTCAAAGTCGATGCGTATTCGCTGTTCGTCGCATGGCGAAATAACACGGACGTCTACGGCTGTGTCCGCGAGATTTATCAGAACGTCGGTGTCGGCGGGCATTTCTTCTACGATCCAAAAGACCCGAAGCGTGAGCGTCCTGCTCCCGATGGCCTGATTCAGCGTGTCGAGAAGGTTCTTGGCTATCAGTACGGTGGCATGCGTGGATTCAAGACGCGTGCCTTCAAGCAACACCTGATCTCGGGTAACTGCTACATCGAGAAGGTGCAGAACCTTCACGGGGAGCTGCTCGGGCTGAAAGTCCTCGATGCCCGTACGTTCTCGATCGTGACCGATGAGCATGGCGTAGTGTATCGCTACCTGCAGAAGCCCCCGGTGACGGAGAAGGGACTCGAACCCGTCGTTTTCGAGCCAGATGAGGTTATCCACTGGAAGCACGACGAAGATCCCAATGCCGAAGCATTCGGATTCTCGCCTACCGAAACGGTGCTCTGGGAAGTCCGCGGCGATCTCTCGGCTGCGATCTCGAACTACTTCTTCTTCGAGAACGATGCGGTTCCGGCCGCCCAATACATCCTTGATGACAACATCTCAGACGAACAGGCACAGCAAGCAGTTGAAGAGCTGAAAAAACAAATCAAAGGTACGAAGAATCGCCATAAAGCTGTTGTTCTGAAGGGCGTGAAGGAAATCAAGACCATCCGTTTGAGCCAGCGGGATATGGAATTCCTCGAAGGCCGTAAGTTCACGACGGACAAGGTGTGTGCGGCGTTCGGCGTTCCGAAGGTGATCCTCGGCTATACCGAAGGCGTGAACTACACGAATCATCAGGGGCAGCGTAAGGAGTTCTACGAAGGTACTGTTCGTGATTACGAGCAATCCTTCGAAGAGCTCATGAATCAGGAGATCATTCCGGCAATTGAGAAGGGACTCGAAGAGAAGATCGCATTCGGCTTCAAGGCTGCCAGCTTCGATACGGAAATGGAACTGTGGGACCGGGCGATTCGTGCTCGTGAAGCTGGCTTGCTCACGATCAACGGTGCTCGCAGCGTCGTTGGCGAAGACCCGATCGACGAAGCCCGGCACGGCGACCTCGGCGAGCAAATTATCCTCGGCAGCGGAAATGGTGCCGTCCTTCTGACAGATATCGGCATCGACCCGGCTGTTGCGGACCCCGACATGGAAGAACTGCAGAAACGTATTGTGCATCTTGACCAACGCAGCCGTGTACGAGAACGCAGCTGAAGAACTCGGCTTGCCTCCGGAAGTGGTACGGAGTGCCGCTTTTTGGGCTGAATGGAAGATTGCCGGCCTCAAGCGTCCGAA